CTATTGAACTCGAAAATGGCTCTAGAATTTTAGCATCCTCTACATCCGCATCCGCAGTCCGTGGTGGTTCGTTCAACATGATCTTCCTTGACGAATTTGCACACGTCCCCCAGAATATCGCAGAGGAATTCTTTAGCTCTGTGTACCCCACAATCACCTCTGGACAGTCCACAAAGGTTCTAATGGTCTCGACCCCGAACGGACTCAATCTATTTTACCATTACTGGAGGGGAGCAACCAAACGAGAGGGTGAGAAGGGTAAGAACGAATATATCCCAATCGAGATTCATTGGTCACAGGTTCCCAAATATCCCGGTGGTCCTCTCCGAGATCAGGAGTGGAAAGAGCAACAGATAAAGAACACCAGTGAGCAGCAGTTTCAGACAGAATTTGAGTGTGATTTCATTGGCTCTACCAACACGCTAATCTCGTCCTCCAAGCTACACTGCCTTAACTTCATATCTCCGATAGACAATAACAATGATGGCTTGATGATATACGAGCAGCCAATAGAGGATCATCTCTACGTGATGGCTGTAGACACCGCTCGCGGTCAAGGTCTGGATTATAGTGCTTTCATCGTTGTGGATATCACTAGCAGTCCATATAAGGTCGTTGCAAGGTTTAGAAATAATACAATTTCACCTCTCGTCTATCCCACCGCGATTCGGAGTGTATGTGACAAATATAATCAAGCCTACTGCCTGATTGAACTGAATGACATCGGAGCACAGGTCGCAGATATCCTATACCAAGATCTTGAGTACGAGAACGTCCTACAGTCCGTCTATAAAGGTAGAGCGGGACAGGTCATCGGTAGTGGTTTTGGTGGTTCACAATCACAGATGGGTGTCAGGACCACGGGTCCGGTCAAAAAGCTTGGGTGTTCTGTTCTGAAAAGTTTGGTTGAAAATGACAAACTACTGATAGACGATATGGATATAATCCAAGAACTCTATACGTTTGTGGCAAAAGGTGCCTCATTTGAAGCAGATGACGGACATAATGACGACTTAGTGATGTGTTTGGTATTATTTGCTTGGCTTACCAGACAGGAATATTTTAAAAATCTGACTGACATGGACATCAGAAAAGATATCTATGAGGATGAAATGAAAAGAATTGAAGAAGATATTCTACCATTTGGATTTTCAAGCACTGTTGATGATCAGGAACCCACGTCTTTTTACGATGGTGAAGATTACTGGAGAAGTGCATCTGACTCCTCCGACACTCCATTTCTATAAATAACTTAGAAACATACCAAGACTCCAACGGAGAGTAAAATGACAGAAATCAACATAACCACAGATACAGCAGAGGGATTCATTGTTCCAGAATCAGGGGAAACCAATTTCAATTGGATGGCAGCATTCCCTAGTTATAATGGCTTACTCGCAGCTTTAGGAACACCAGATGAAAGAGCCGCTGGATTTATGGTAGTTTCTAGTGTTACAGATTGGTACGCTAGATTAACTGCAACATATGACACGGGATGGTTCAT